TTTCTGATGTTATTGTTGGTACTCAATGGACATTAACAGGTACCGATACCGATGGTAATACTGGTACATTTAACGGAGCAACTCCATTTACAATTCAAGACCTAAATGGTGATGGTTTTATAGACTATCGTGATTTAACAGAAGAATTAGTATTAGACTGGGTTAAAAATATTGTAAGTGGTTCAACTTCATCAAATTATATGAATCACATCAATCAACAAATACAAAAGCAAATAGATGATGTCAAATTTGCAACAATAACTGTTAGTAGTTCGGATTTACCTTGGTCTCCAACATCTGGTAGTTCTGCTCAACCAACTGTGGCAGATACTCCACCTGTTTAATAAAAAATATAAAAATTTTTATTGTTAAATATCCAAAGTGCAGATTTATAAACAAATTTGTGTTTTGGATATTTTCTTTATATTTATATCTGTATTTCACAACTAGCAAATACAAACCTAAAATACAAATTGAAGAAATAAAATGGCAGAAAGAATCGTATCACCTGGCGTATTCACAAGAGAAAATGACCTATCCTTCTTAGCGCAAGGAATTGGTGAAATTGGAGCAGCATTTATAGGACCTTTTAAACAAGGACCTGCATTCGTTCCTACTATTGTTAGAACGCAATCAGAGTTTGAAGAAATCTTCGGAACTCCTGATGGAACTTATTATACTGAACACGCAGTACAAAACTATTTAAGAGAAGCTGGAACGGCTACAATCGTAAGGGTTGGTGGTATAGGTGGTTACACCCAAACTGCGCCTTTAGGTATTTTTGCATCCGGTTCATCTAACCAAAGTTTAGGTACTAAATTAGTTGGAGTGTTATATTCAACCGCTGTCGGAGATGAAGGTGTTGGATTTGCATCATCAACAATAGTTAGTAACGATGCAACCGATGGTTCATTTGTGATTAACACATTGGCTGCAGGTGTAAATGTATCGGCATCAATCCTACCAACAGCTACTAATGATTTATCGGATGTATTTGGTGAATCTCCATTTGGTTCAAAAGCTGCTTATACATACAACTATTTTGAAAACATTGCAGCTTTATACACTGGTTCTCTTGGAAATAATATTGTAGTATCTACTGACCCATTACCAAATCAAGTTTATGGTGATGTTAAAACAGCAGAAACTCCTTTTGTTAAATCTCAATTGATTAGTGGTGAGAGATATGACCTTTTCAAATTTGTAACTTTAGGACATGGTACAACATATAATACTAAATTTAAAGTTGGTATTTCTAATGTAAAAGCAGCTGGTGAAGATGGTTCAACTGATTACTCTACATTTACTGTAACAATCCGTTCATTTGGTGATACCGATAAGAGAAAGAGTGTGATTGAAACATTTAATAATGTAAACTTAGACCCTGCTTCTCCTAACTACATTGCTAAGAGAATTGGTGACAGATATAATGAAATTGAATCTTCTGGTAAAATAACAGAATATGGCGATTATGCAAATAGGTCAAAATTTATAAGAGTTGAAATGGCTGAAAATAGTGTTGGAAATCCAATTTCAGCAGCACCATTTGGACATGGAGCATATACAAACCCAATTAGAGCAACAAATGATGCAGAAGCACAACAAATTCCGGCCGTAGTATATCAAACTGGTTCGGTAGTTAATACATCATCATCTCCAATATATTTTAGTGGATTTGATTTTGAAACTGCTGGTGTGGCAGATGATAATAGACAATATTTAAAACCAATTCCTGAAAGTGCACAAACTGGAGCAAACACTATATTTGCATTTGATTCGAATGGTATATTTATGGGTCTTTCTGGTTCTGCATCATCTGATATGGTTCATAGACAATTCGTTCTTGCATTCCAAGAAGGATTTGATGGTTTAAATCCAACCATAAAGGCTAATATAAGTACACCAATAACATCAGCAAACACACAAGGATTTAATTGCGCTACTGCAGCTTCTAATGGTTCAATTGCATATACTAAAGCAATCAACGCTATATCAAATGCAGATGAATACGATATCAATTTAGTTGTAACTCCTGGTATTATTCGTTCTGAACACCCAACTATTACTAATAGAGTAATTGATATGGTTGAAGATAGACAAGATTGTTTCTATATCGCTGATTTTGTGAATGTAGGTGCATCTATAACTGAAGCAACTGAAAAAGCAAACGAAGTAGATTCTAACTATGTAGCAACTTACTACCCTTGGATTAAGACGGTAGATGCTAACACAAATAAATTAATACCAGTTCCACCATCAGTATTGATGCCGGCTGTATTCGCTGCAAACGATAGATTGGCAGCTGAATGGTTCGCACCTGCTGGTTTGAATAGAGGTGGTATTATTGGAGCAGTTAGTGTATTGAATAGATTAACACATTCTGAAAGAGATACTCTATATGAGAACAAAGTAAACCCAATCGCAGCATTCCCTGGACAAGGTATTGTAGCATTCGGACAGAAGACATTGCAAGATAGAGCATCTGCACTTGATAGAATCAACGTAAGAAGATTACTTATCACTGTTAAGAAGTTCATCGCATCTACTTCTCGTTTCTTAGTGTTCGAACAAAACACAGCAACAACTAGAGCACGATTCTTAAATACTGTAAACCCTTATTTAGAGGCAATCCAACAAAGACAAGGTTTATACGCATTCAGAGTTGTGATGGATGAAACTAACAATACACCTGATGTAATTGATAGAAATATTATGGCTGGACAAATTTTCTTACAACCGGCTAAGACAGCGGAATTTATCGTAATAGATTTCAACATCTTACCAACTGGAGCAAGTTTTAACGCATAATACAAAAAACAACAAAGTAGATATTTATTAATATAATAAAAAGGATAATAAAATGGCAGAAATACTAGAGTTTGATAAGATGTTCTATACGAACTTCGAACCTAAGATGAAAAATAGATATGTGATGGAAATCGATGGAATTCCTTCATATATGGTTAAAGCAGCAGCTAGACCTTCAATCACATTTGAACCGATTGTGTTAGACCACATCAACATTAAAAGAAAGTTACAAGGTAAGGGTGAGTGGCAGGATATAACTGTAACATTGTATGACCCAATTGTTCCATCTGGAGCACAAGCGGTAATGGAGTGGGTACGTTTAGGACACGAATCAATTACTGGTAGACGAGGATATGCAGATTTCTATAAAAAAGATATAGATTTCTATATGTTAGGACCTGTTGGTGATAAAATTGAACAATGGAAATTAAAAGGAGCATTTATTATATCTGCAAATTTTGGTGATGTTGCATTCGATTCAAACGAACCAGCAACTATTGAATTATCTTTGGCTTACGATTACGCAATCTTAGAATTCTAAAATATTCCTTACGGAAGCTACCGAAGGACAACCCTCATCAGAAATGGTGGGGGTTTTTTTATTTTCAAAAATTTTAATTTAATGTATTTATATATACAAACTAAAAAAGATATAAAGTTATGGCAGAAGTTAATATTGCACAGCAAACCCCAACACCTAAACAGGTAGAGGCATTGAAATTTGATTTTCCAACGGAAACAATTGAATTACCATCAAAAGGATTGGTATATCCTGAAGGACATCCATTGAGAGGTGGTACTTGTCAAATAAAATATATGACAGCTAGAGAAGAAGATATCCTTGCAAATCAAAACCTTATTAAAAAAGGTATTGTATTAGATAAACTATTTGAATCGGTTCTAGTTGAACCTGGAGTAAATCCAAATGATATCTATATTGGTGATAAAAACGCTATTTTAATGGCAACTCGTATTTTAGGATATGGTGCTGATTATCAAATAGAAATGACTGACCCATTTTCATTAGAAAAGCAAACTGTTGTTATTGATTTAGGTAAAGTTCAAACAAAAGATGTTGATGATGATGTATTAAATTCAAAAAATAGATATACATTCAAATTACCATCAACTGGAACTGAAGTTATTTTTAAATTACTTACACATGGTGATGAGCAAGAAATTACAAAAGAAATACAAGCTTTAGAAAAATTAAATAAGAATTCTGGCACATCATTTGATGTTACAACTCGTTTGAAATATATGATTGTTTCAGTAGATGGTAATGAGGATAGAGGTTTTGTAAATAGATGGGTAGTTAATTCATTTTTAGCAAAGGATACAAAAGCATTTAGAGCTTATGTTAAAGAAATATCACCCGATTTGGATATGAAATTCCAATTTACATCTGAAATAACTGGTGAGATGGAGGCGCTAGATATCCCATTCGGGATTAACTTTTTTTACCCTTCCAACTGATTATAGAACCCAATTACATTCTCAAATTTGGGAAATGGTTCAATTCAGTAATGGGTTTACTTGGTCAGAGGTTTATCACATGCCAACATATCTTCGTAAATTTTATTTTAATAAGTTGATAGAACTTAAGAAAAAAGAAGCTGAAGAACATAAAAAGGCTCAATCAAAAATGAAATCAAACAAAGTGAGGATGCGTTAATATCCTCACTTTTTTATTTGTCAATATTTATAGAATATAAACACTATTTGTATGAATAATAAAAAACAAATTAAACAAGAAGGTATATTCGATGTTGCTGATAGATTCGTAGCTAGATTTTTCGATGGGTTATCAACTGGAGCAGCTAATAGTATTATCAAAAAAGCTGAACAAGCCAAATTACCACCACATGCAATTAAACTAATGAAAGATATTGAAGATAGGGGTGAAGAATTAAGAAGAATAGCAAAAGAATTAAAAAAGTAATTTAATAAATGGCACTAACTCCAGAAGAAAGAGCAGCTAGAGATGCCGCCCGAGCGGCGGAAGCTTCCTTGTCTATTTTAGAAAGAATTCAAAAATATAGAACTAGAATTCTTGAGTTACAAACAAAAGAAGGAGAGTTGAGTTCTGCAGAATCTGATGAACTATACAAACAAGAAATACTTCTTGCTAAAAATATTGCTATTCAAGAAAAAAGAGCAAAACGGCTGTTGGGTACTAAGCAAGTTGAACTTGATATAGCTAACGCATACGCACAGCAAGCAGATGGGTTATCTTCAATTTCAAAAGTATATAAAGGATTAACAGATGTTCAGAAGCAAAGTTTAGTAACTGTACAATCATCATTATCATCTGTCCAAGCTTCATTAATAGCTGATGAAAATAAAAAAGTATTATTAGATAGTACTTTAACTGGTATATCAGAATTGCAAGGATTGCAGCAAAAAATGGCAGAAACTGGACCGGAAGATGTGGAAACTCAAAAATCCATTTCAACTGCGTATGATGCTCAACTTAATAAGTTAAGAGAGGCCATTACAGTAAAAGAATCAATCGGTGAAATTACAGAAGCAGAAGCTAATGCATTATTAGCATCGTTAGATACACAACAAAATAGTTTGGCTGCGGCCCAAAAATATGGTACGATTACTAAGGAAACCAAAGAATTAATAGAGGCACAAATTCAGGCATACGAAGGTGTAAAAAAATCAATAAGAGGAGTACTTGGTACTTTATCTATGATAACAAAAGGACCAATGGGAGCATTGGGTGTGGGATTGTTAGGAGCAGGATTTGCGGCAGATAAGTTAGGAAAAAATATTAGAAGTTTTGGTGGATTTATTGATTCCGCCCAATTTTCAGCATTAGGACTTAGTTTTATATTTGATGATGCGGAAGAAACAGCAAAATCGTTATCAAAAGAATTTGGTGGATTAAAAGATGTAACCTTTAGTACTCAATTAAATACTAATTTAATGGCTACTAATATGGGTATTAGTGGTAACGAAGCAGCTAGTATAGTTGGTAGTTTTGCAAGAATGAACGATGGTTCAGCTTCAACTGCTATGGATATGGCAGCCACAACAAAAGAAATGGCAAAGGCAGCTGGTGTTCCTGTTGACCAGGTAATGAAAGATGTTGCTGGTTCTGCTCAAGCTTTTGCGGAATATGGTAAAGATGGTGGATTGAATATAGCTAAGGCTGCTGTATCAGCTGCTAAATTGGGAGTGGGTATGGACTCATTAACCAAAGTAACTGATTCCCTTTTAGATTTTGAAACATCAATAAATAGTGAATTGGAATTAGGTGCTATGCTTGGTAGAAATATTAATTTAGATAGAGCAAGAGCATTAGCATACGAAGGAAACATAGGTGGGGCTGTAAAAGAAACATTACAAAGTTTAGGTGGTATAGAAGAATTCAATAAAATGGATATCTTCCAAAAGAGAAAGGCGGCTGAATTATTGGGATTATCAGTTGAAGAATTCCAAAAGATGGCGGCTAATTCTGATAAATTAAATGATGATGGCACTGTTCAAGTTTCTACATTTAATCAAATTACAGAAGCTATAACAGCATCTGCAACCGCATCTGGTGGATTTTTAAAAACTATGGGTGGGTTGGTGTTAGGAGCTGCACAAATGGGTGGTTCTTTTGCACAAATGGGTATGGATGTGAAAGGTATGGCTTCGGGAGCACTTGACAAAATTAAAGGTTTCTTTGGAGGAGCAAAACCACCAATTCCTACACCTGACACTTCAATAACAGGACCACTAACCAAAGATGGTTTACCTGATAAACGTTTTAAAGCAAACCGATTACCAACAACACCAGCAACTCCACCATCACCAACAACAATGGCACCACAAGCACAAACGGGACCCGCTGACCAGGCAAATAAAATGTCTAAGATAAAAAGCGGAGATTTAATTAAAGGTGCGGTAGCATTATTGATATTAGCAGCAGCTTTATTTGTTGCAGCAAAAGCATTTCAAGAATTCGGAGAAGTTACTTGGGAGTCGGTTGGTATGGGATTAGTTGCATTGGCCGGATTAGCTGGTATTGCATTTATATTATCTAAAGCACAAGGAGCTATGTTGCAAGGTGCAGTTGCAGTTGCCGTTTTAGGAGCAGCTTTAATACCATTTGCATTTGCTATGAGTTTAATTGAAAATTTAAAAATAGATGCTGTATTAGCAGCCGCAGCCGGACTAGTTATGTTTGGGTTAGCAGCAGCTGGTATAGGTATGATATTACCACTTATATTAGCAGGTTCTGTTGGTATTGCAGCATTGGGCGCATCTATGATATTATTTGGTGCAGGGTTAATGCTTGTATCAGGAGGTATGGGTGCTATATCAGCGGTTATACCATTTGTTACTGAACAAATATCGGCATTATCACAAATTGATTTTCTACCAATATTAGGTTTAGCTGGGGCTTTAACTATATTATCAATAGCATTAGCAGCAGTTGCTGTTACTGGAATGATGGCACTACCTGCATTACTTGCTTTAGGATTGATAGCAGGAGGAGCAGCCGCAATTATGGGTGGTGGTGAAGGTGAGAGTGGTGATAGAACCGGTGAGTTGATTGATGAAATAAAAGGATTGAGAGCAGATTTAATAGCTGGTAAAATAGCAGTAAATATAGACGGACAAAAAGTTACTTCTAATGTAGGTAAAGTTGTATCTAGAATTAGTTCCAATTCATACGCTAAAGTATAACGATGGGAAAGACTATTGAAGAATTATTTAAAACAAAACAATTAGTAGATGGTAAAACGGCTGCTGAAAAATACGAAATTCGTAATAGTAAAGATATGCTATTACGTTCTTCTACCGGTGCTATGGATTTACCATTTAAAGCTGTACAAATAGCAAGAAGAAACCTATCATCAAGAACTAGAGAAACAAGATTAGAACAAGAGGTAACTGGATTAAGAATAATATCTAAATTAGGAGGCCCTATTATATATGGTACTGATATTTTTAAATTAAGTACACAAAAAACTGAAATGGTTTCCGCAATGAAAGATTCGGTTAATCCAAATAATTCAGCAGATAGTGGTTTACTTGGTAACTTATTTCAAAAAGGAAAAGAAAAAGGATTAGAATTATTAAATAAAATAGGTGTACAACTACCAACTAAATTAATACCAACCCGAATATCTTTAAATAAAGATTTCAAAGCAGGTAAAGAGCCAGATACAATGGCAACACTTGCTAAAATAAAGCAAGATGGTGCTGGTAATTTGGCTGGAAAGTTTTTAGCTCAAAATGCAAAAGGTACTCCTAAACAAATAGGTAACCAAATATTAGGTGGTGGTATCAATTTACTAAAAGGCGAAGTTAAGAAAAAATTATTCGGAGCACCAAAACAAGGTGCACAAAACCTTGCTAAAAAAGGTGAAAATGATGTTCAATACGATAGTACTGCAAGATATTCAGATACCGTTAATCCAATTGATGAAGATTATTTCAAAAGAAATGACCTTTCATCTATATTAGTAGCACAGGAGACAAAACAGAATGCTGACCCTGCTGTACAAAAAAGAGTAGATGAATTAGTTCCTAAAGGAAAATCTGTAAATACATCAAAAAATCCATTTGCTAAATTAGGTGATAAGGTAGGTGATATTAAAAAAGATAATGAGAAAAAATTATCACAAGCAAAAAAAGTAGGACAGCAAGAAGTATCAGCTGGAAAATCGGTTGGAGATACTAAAAGTGGAGGTACATCTACTACTGATGATTCTGTAATTAAATATTCGGATACTGTTGATGAAACATCTGATGATGTAACATTACGAAATGATTTATCTACTATACTTTCTGCAAAAAAAGAAAATGAAGCTCAAAATCCTGATAAGAAAAAAGAAATTGATGCAGCAAAAGGAAATACCGCTCCTGTAAATGTAAAACAAAACCCATTTGCAAACTTAGGTCAAAAAATAGGTGATATTAAAAAAGAAAGTGAACAAAAATTATCACAAGCGAAAAAGGTAGGACAGCAAGAAGTATCGGCTGGTAAAAAAGTTGGAGATACGAAAAGTGGAGGTTCAACAACTACTTCGGATTCTGTAATTAGATATTCCGATACTGTAGATGAAACACAGGATGATGTAAAGTTAAGAAATGACCTTTCTACTATACTTACATCAAAAAACGAAAAAGAAAAACAAACTCCTGATAAAAAGAAGCAAATTGAAGCAGCAAAAGGAAACGTAGGTGCTTTAAATGTAAAACAAAATCCATTTGCAAAATCGGAGGATAAAGTTAAATCTGCTGATAAAGATACAAAAGGTGGATTGCAATCGGGTAGAAAGTTAGGACAGCAATCTATATCAGACGGTACTAAAAAAGTAGGAGATTTATCAGAAGCTACTTCAGGTGATGTTATTACATATTCATCAACAGTAGATGAGACACAGGATGATGTAAAATTAAGAAATGATTTATCAACAAAATTACAAGCATTAATAAAAGCAAGTAGTGCAGTTTCTAGTGCAGGTGGTATTTCTGGTTTATCCAGAACTGATGTACAAATGAATATGTATTCATCTCTAAAAAATAAAAATGCTGGTAAAGAAAAATCAAAAAGTTTAAAAACCAAATATGGTATAGAAAGTGCTAATAAATTGGATTTTTTAAATGAAAAAACAACATATACATCAAATGGTCCGCTTAAATTATCGGATGGTACATTATTAGATGATACTGATTTTATAACACTTAAATTTAAATCAGTAGCTACTGGTGAAACTGCAAATTTTAGAGCAACGGTAACTGGTATATCAGAAACTGTATCACCATCATGGGATACTGCAAAATTTATAGGTTCTCCATTTAACCATTATACATATTCGAGTATAGAAAGAAGTGTAAGTTTTAATTTTAAAATGTATTCAACAACCCCTACACAACATATAGCATGTTGGCAACGATTAAACTTTTTAACCGGATTAGCGTATCCCCAAGGATATTCAGGTCCGTATGCACTTCCTCCATTTGTATATCTTACGTTGGGTAGTTTATATAAAAATAAACCTACTTATATCGAGTCACTATCATATACTATGGATGATAATGCTGGTTGGGAAATTGGTTCTATTGATACACCTGATAAAGTTACGGTCAATGGTAAGCAGGTTTCAATTAAAGATTATAAATTACCAATAGTTATAGATGTTTCAATTACTTTGAAACTATTGGAATCAAAAAGTACAACTGATAGTAAACAATTCTATGGATTTAGTAGATTGGGAGCTAACATTTCAACAAAACCAGTTCCAAGTGAATCAACTAATGCACAAAAATCAGGCGATGCTAACATATCATCAGATGCAACTAAAGTTGAATCATCTGAAACTCTTAAACAAACTAATTTAAAAACTTTAAACAATAAAGAAGCTAATAAAGAATCCGAAGGTAATAAATCCTCAATAGCTACTTCAGAAAAAAGAGATGCAGGACCTAAATTTGATGCGTTTGGTAATATAACTAACGAAGGTAAATTCGATAGGAAGAAAGATACAGGACCTAAATTTGATGCGTTTGGTAATATAACCAACGAAGGTAAATTTACTAGAAAGAAAAGTACAGGACCTGAATTTGATGCGTTTGGTAATATAACTAACGAAGGTCAATTTTAAATATATCAATTATGAGTAGATACGATAATAATCCTATTAAAAAAACTTTTGATGGTAGAGAAGTATATAGAACAAAAATATACCCAAATATTCCGTTAAAAGATACTGATGTATATGTAATGACGGAAACTGGTGACAGATTGGATACATTGGCATTCCAATATTACGAAGATTCATCATTATGGTGGATTATTGCAGCTGCAAATAATATACATGATGCACCTATGGGATTGCAAGATGGTACTATATTAAGAATTCCATTAAACTATATTCAAATAAGTAATAATTTTACAAACTAATTTATGTCAAGTTTTCCTAATTTATCAAACATATCTGGATATGTACGAAGTGCATTAAAAAAAAGAGTTGAAAAACCCGAATCAGTATCTCAATTAAACGCTTGGGTTAGGGTATCGTCTGGTGTTGGTGCTGGACTTGTATTATTATCTAATCCTAATTTCAAATTATTTAGAGCAGCTGGTGAGGCATCTATATATGGTGATGGAAAAGCTAGTGGTACATTAGGAACTACTTGGGGTGGCGGTGCGATATATGCAGAAGCCAATGATTCTGGATTTAGACCTAAACCAAATATTACATCTATTGAAATTGATGAAGGGGCCGGTACTTTAAGTAGAAAAGCATCGTTTACTATAACATGTTATACTAAAGGACAACTTGATACTTTATGTGAATATTTTTTAGAACCTGGATATACTATATTTTTAGAATGGGGATGGAACGTTGCTGAATCTTTAAAATCATATAAGCCCACACTAAACGCAACTACGGTGGCTAATTTTCAAAGTTTTAAAACTGTAAATGAAGCAAGAGCAGCATCACTTGGAACTTATGATAACTATTTGGGATTTATAACTGGAGGGGGATTGGCATCTAGTGGGGATACTTATGAAATAACTGTTAAATGTACTGGATTTACAGAATTACCTGCATATTTTATGGGAGCTGATAATTCGGAAACAAATAAAGATGGTACTCCAAAAATAACAGAAAAAGAATATAGTACTGCTCAAATATCTGGAGAAACTGATTTGGGTAAAAAAAGGTTTATGATGGCATTTAATAGATTACCATCAAATAGAAGAACTACAAGGGTTGCATCCTTAATAACAAATCCATCCATAGCAAGTCCATCTAATTTTATAAATGTTGATGAATCTGTAAAAGCAAAAGTAAATGAATTAACAACTGGTACTACACTTTTAGGGATAACTTTAAATAATGAAGAACAACAAACCGATGGAGCACCGGTTGAATACCCAGCGGGTACGGAAATTATAAAAGATGAAGCTTTTATAAGATTTGGAACATTAATGGAAATACTTAATCAAATTGGTATAGAGGGTTTTAAGATAGGAGACAAAATTGTAAAAACTAGAATAAATACAAAAACCACAGCTTGTTGTGCATTCCAAAAAATATTTAGTACCGATAAAGGAAAATTATTTATACCAAATAAAACTGCGCCTAAATTTAGTATAGCTAAGGCAGCAAGTAGTGAACCACCACCAGCGCAAGACACTACGGAAACTGAAGATTGTTCAATATTAAATGTAAGGGATACAGGTAAACCATTTATGTTTCCAGCTGCAGGTAATATAGAAAATGGTGTGGCTGTGAGTTACGGAATAATTCTTCAAAATAAAAGTGTAGATGGTTCAATTATTGGATTAAAAAAGAGCCAAGGGCAATGGGGATTATTAGATGACCTTTATGTTAATTTAGATTTTGCAAAAGGTGTAATGGAAACAAAAAACTTTACCATGCGAAATGCATTATATCAAATACTGAATGGGATGTCATCTGCAGCTGGTGGATTGTGGGATTTTCAAATAATGTCTGATGAAGATGATACCGAATTAAGAGTTGTTGATTTAAATTTAACACCAAGTGGACCACAAGAACCATTTACTTTTACGTTAGCTGGATATGAATCCATTTTTATAGATGCTTCATTGGATATGGATATTAGTGGCGCAAAAATGAATCAGATAATTGGTAATAGATTAGGACAATCAATTAATGGAAGTCAAAAAGATGTTAAATCAAAAGATACAAAAGGATTATTTACTGATAAAGAGGACCAAGTCTTAAAAACAATCAAAAATAGAGGAGAACCACCTGTATCAAAAAACGCAACTCTTCCTGAAGGACCTACTGATGATGAATTGGAAGAAGCAAAGATAAAAAATTTACAATTAATGTTGGATAAAACTGGATTGATGCCCAAACCACAATTCGATGATAAACATTCATTTGGAGCTGGGGATTTAAAGGATGATGTAATTACGGTTTCTTTTAATGACCAAGCGGTTTTTGAATTTTTTAAAAATCAAAATGATGAAAGTGCTGAAGGTAAAGCGGCCGCTCAAGTAGGACCTATTATGCCAATTAAATTTACATTTACAATACATGGGATAAGTGGTATTAAAAGAGGTGATAAATTTAAAGTGTTGGGATTACCTAAAAACTATGAAAAGACTGGATTTTTTCAAGTAACTTCAGTTAAGCACACTATAACCGATATGTTATGGAAAACAGATATAGAAGGAAGCTTTAGACAATCAAGATAATATGTTAGATATTAAACGATACAAAACAATAAATAGACCTGATATAATTTACAATAGTGTAAAGATAAAAACTCATGTGGCAAATCCAATTGAAATTGATTATAAAAGAGGGTATGTTACAAGATATTTCATACAAAAAGCAAATGATACTGAATCAACTATATACGAAGTAGATTATATAGGATTTAGTAAATT